CTCGCAGAAAAAACTCAAAAGAGAATTAATACTCTTGTTGATCAAAAAATACTTGAAGAGCATAAATTAAATCTCTTCAATGAATTTATTTTAAATCTATAATTTATAAATAAATATAGATTATATCCAAATATCTAAACAAATGTCCGTTGGTAGAAATTTACAAGAAATGGAAAACGTAGTAACCAAAGGGGCTGCACCTGCCGAACCAATGCATAGCATTGCCCAAAACGCTTCTGGAGTTGCTACTCCAGGACAAACTGGCGCTTGGGAAGATTTAGGTGGTCCAACTCCAGAAAATTATCGTCCAGATGACGAATCTGCAGCACTCAAAACTCCCGGTGCAACTCTTGCTCAAGTTAAAGATGTTGTAAATGCAAAAGCAGCAGCTGCTGAACCAATGCAGACTGTTGCAAAAGAAGAAGTTGAGGAGGAAGAGGAACTTGTAGAAGATGAGGGTGATGAAGAAGAAACTTCCGAAGAAGAAGAGGTTTCTGTAGAAGAAGATGAAGAAGAAGTCGTAGAAGAAGACTTTAATATTGAAGAGGATGTAAATGCTCTTCTTGCTGGTGAAGAGCTTTCTGAAGAATTCCAAGAGAAAGCACGCACCATCTTTGAAACTGCTATTCGCTCAAAAGTTGGCGAAATTAAAGAGCAGCTTCAAGAAACCTATGAAAATGCACTTATTGAAGAAGTTCAGTTTATTAAACATGAACTTACTGAGCGTGTAGACGCTTACCTTGAGTATGTTGCTGATGAGTGGATTCAAGAGAATGCACTTGCAGTCGAGCACGGTCTTAAGACCGAAATGACTGAATCATTCCTTAACGGAATGAAGCAACTTTTTGAAGATCATTATGTATCAATCCCTGAAGATAGATATGATGTTATCGAGAGTATGGTAGATAAACTTGATGAAATGGAAGAAAAACTCAACGAGCAAATCGAAAGAAATATTGCTTTAAACAGAAGATTAGCAGAGTCGGTTGCTGATGTAATCTTTGCAGATGTCGCTGAGGGTCTCGCACTTTCTCAGAAGGACAAACTCGCTTCTCTTGCCGAAAATGTTGAGTTTGATGGTGAAGACAACTATCGTGAGAAACTGGTAACTCTGAGGGAATCATATTTCCCATCAAATGCTGGTACTCAAAGAGATGACTCTGAGAATTTGTCAGAGGAAGTTTCCTATGAGGGAGTTGAAAATACTTCAGTTTCCCCAATCATGGAAGCATATCTTCAGACTCTCAGCAGAGTCGCTAAAAAGTGATTTTTAGATTATAAAGTCAAACAAAACTTTCCAAAGAGGTAAAATTCCAATGCAGATGTACAACGCCGAATATCTGCAGGAAAAGTGGGCACCAATCCTTGACTATCAAGGAATGGATCCAATCAAAGATTCACATCGTAGATCGGTAACCGCTATCCTGCTCGAAAACCAAGAAAGAGAACTTCGTGAAGAGCGTTCATTCCTTTCCGAAGCTTCCCCATCCAACTCCGCTGGTACCGGTGGTTTTGGTGGTTCCGCCGCTAGCGGAACTGGATCACCAGTTGCAGGTTTCGACCCTGTACTGATTTCATTGATCCGTCGTTCAATGCCTAACCTGATCGCTTACGATCTGTGTGGCGTTCAACCAATGAATGGTCCTACTGGACTCATCTTCGCAATGCGTTCACGTTACAGCAGCCAGAGTGGAACTGAAGCGTTCTACAACGAAGCTGATTCTTCGTTCTCTGGTCAGAACACCACCGCACGTAACCTCACCGCAGGTTTCGTTGATGGTACTGTTGGTCTTGGTACTACCGCTCAAGGTGGTAGCAACCCAAGCATCTTAAGTGCTACCGACCAAACCACCAATGCAGGTACTGGTGCTAGCCAGTATAACGTTGGTGAAGGTATGACCACTGGTAATGCTGAAGCTCTTGGCGACGGTGCTACCAACTACTTTAACGAGATGGCTTTCTCAATCGAGAAACTCACCGTTACTGCTAAGTCACGTGCTCTGAAAGCTGAGTACTCGCTTGAACTCGCACAAGACCTGAAGGCAATTCATGGTCTGAATGCAGAAGCTGAGCTTGCTAACATCCTCAGCACTGAGATTCTCGCTGAAATCAACAGAGAAATCATCCGTACCATCTATAAGATTGCTGTTCCTGGTGCTCAGGTTAACACTGCAACCGCTGGTACTTTTGACCTCGACGTTGACTCCAACGGTCGTTGGTCGGTTGAGAAGTTCAAGGGTCTTATCTTCCAAATCGAGCGTGATGCAAACGCAATTGCACAGCAAACTCGTAGAGGGAAGGGTAACATGATCCTCTGCTCTGCTGACGTTGCTTCGGCACTCACCATGGCAGGTGTTCTCGATTACACCCCAGCACTCAACGCTAACCTTAATGTTGATGACACCGGCAATACCTTCGCAGGTGTTCTTCAAGGCAAGTACAGAGTCTACATCGACCCATATTCGGCAAACGTTGCTGCTAATCAGTTCTACGTTGTCGGTTATAAGGGTGCATCTCCTTATGATGCTGGTCTCTTCTACTGCCCATATGTACCTCTGCAGATGGTACGTGCTGTTGGTGAGCAAACCTTCCAGCCAAAAATCGGATTTAAGACTCGTTATGGAGTCGTTAACAATCCATTTGCGAAGGGTGCTACTCCTGCTACAGCTCCTGACAACCTGTCAACCAACTCTAACGTATACTACAGAAGAGTCAAGGTCAGCAACCTCATGTGATTTAAATTCACATATTTTTC